GACAGGTTCATCACTAGGGGGTCCCGGCTTTTTATACAGTGACCGGTCGGAAAGGTGGCATGACAGAGGCTGAACAGGGCGTTTGCAAGGCAGTTGAGGAGCCCGAGGGGCCGATTGTGACCACGGAGGGGGCCGTTGGTGCCCTGTTGGAAGGGGCCGCAGATGGCGGCCCGGCCGTGGCCGGTCAGCGGGCGCTCTTCACGGACGTGGACCCGGAGCACCGGCTGTCGGGCGACGAGAAGGACGTGCGCCGCCGCCGGACGCGCCGTGCCCTCGCCCGCGACGTCTACATCCCGGACGTGGTGGATCCCGCCCGCCGCGCCGCCTGTCGCCTGGACCTCCGCCGCTTCTGTGAGACTTACATGGCCGGTTCGTTCCCGATCCCGTGGTCCGAGGACCAGCTCACAATCATCGCGGGCCTTCAAGACGTCATGCTGCACGGCAACCGCAGCATCTTCGTCGCTCCGCGCGGCACGGGGAAGACCACATTGACCAGGGCCGCGTGCCTATGGGCGATCCTCTACGGGCACCGTCACTATCTCGTCATCCTCTGCGACATCAACAAGATGAGCGTCAACCGCCTAAAGTCCTTGCGGCGGATCATCGAAACCAACGAGCTGCTGCTCGAGGACTTCCCCGGCCCATGCACCTGCGCCCGCGTCCTTGAAGGCAAATACAATAGAGGCGTGGGCCAGACCGCCTTCGGCGAGCAGACACACATCCAGTGGAGTGGCACCGAGGAGTTGGCCTTTCCCAGCTTGCCCGGCACGCCGAGCAGCGGCTCCGTCATCGCCACGGTCAGCATGGAGTCGGCCCTGCAAGGGTTGCAACACACCCAGGTCGATGGCACCGTCATCCGCCCCGACATCGTGCTGCTGGACGACCCGATTACGCCTGGCGATGCACACAGCACCCACCTTGTCGAAAAGGGTGAGCTGAAGATCGAAGAAGAAGTGATAGGGCTTGCCGGGCCGGACACCAGCATCGCGGCCGTCTACCTGGCCACGCTCTTCTGCCGTGACGACCTCACCTCCCGTTTCTTCGCCAAGTCAGAGTGGCGCGGGCACAAGTTCAAGATGATCTACGCCTGGCCCGAACGGGAGGACCTGTGGGACAAGTACACTGACCTCTACCACGAGAGCTATGACCAGCAAGGCGACCTGAGCCTCGCCACGGAATTCTACCTGGCCAACCGCCAGGCCATGGACAAGGGGGCGAAGGTCGCATGGGAGGGGCGTTTCCGCGCCGAGAAGGGCGAAGTGTCGGCCATCCAGTGTGCGATGGACCACTTTATCGAGAATGAGGCCGTCTTCTGGGCGCAGTATCAGAACGAGCCCCGGGACATGGATCCCGGCGACGTGGTGACGCTGGAAGCCTACCGCGTCCAGGGCAAGGACACCGGGCTCGATCGCACCGTCGTCCCCGACAATGCCCAGGTCCTCGTCTGCGGCGTGGACGTCGCCAAGAGCTACCTGCACTGGACGGTCGGGGCCGTCGCTGCCGGCCGGCTCGTCTCCATCATCGACTATGGCGTCGAGGACGTTTACGCCCCCACGGGCCGGATCGACCCCTCGGACAAGGCACTGGTCCAGGCCCACGAGCGTGCGCTGCTGGCGGCCCTCGGCCACCTGCGCGACCAGTTCCTCGATGACCCTTTCCGCAAGGCCAGCGGCGACCCCATGCCCATCCTCTTTACCCTCATCGACGCCCGATACCTGCGCGAAGTGGTCAAGACGTTCTGCGCCGAGAACCCGCGCGCCTATGGCATGGCCTTTGGCCGGGGCACCGCCCGCAACCAGCCGAACTGGACCCATGCCCCCAAGAAGTCGGCCCTCATGCCGGACGGCAACGTCTACATCCTCCGCGAGGCCGACGGCACATTTACCTACCACCTGCACTCGGACGCTTACAAACAGATCGTCCACACCGGCTTCCTCCTGGCGAACGAGGACCCGGGCTCCATCGCCCTCTTCACCGGCCCACGCCGCACCACGCACCATACCTTTTCCTACCACATCATCGCGGAGCGGCAGGTCGAGTTGGACTCCGGCAAGGTCGTTTGGAAGAGAACACGCGGGCACGCGGCCAACCACTGGCTTGACGCCACCTGCTACATGATGGCGGCCATCAGCCTGCTGGAGCCCCGCATGCCGGGCATAGGGATCGGCGTGGCGGAAGGCCAGCCGCGCGGCTTCAGGCGGCGGCCCAAACGGCGGCAAGTGACGGTGACGGAGATCGGCTAACGACGATTGAACCACGACGACACTACGTAATGCATGACGACCAGACAACGGCGGAGTGGCAGGCTATCGAGGGCGATTGCGTGGAGGTGATGGACGGGATGGCGGAGTCGAGTGTGGATGACATCGTGGCAGACCCGCCCTATGGGCTGGAGTTCATGGGCAAGGAGTGGGACAGGCTCCTGAGGAAAGACCGGGCCACGGGCTATCCGTCCTGCCGGCATGCGCACGGGCCAGATGAGTATCAGGGCGGGGAAGCGGCGCAAGCCTGGCACCAGCGTTGGGCGGAGGCGGCGCTCAGGGTGCTGAAGCCGGGCGGGCACCTGCTGGCCTTCGGCGGCACGCGCACCTTTCACCGACTGGCCTGCGCGCTGGAAGACGCCGGATTTGAGATACGCGACACGCTCATGTGGCTCTACGGCCAGGGCTTCCCGAAGAGCCTCGACGTGAGCAAGGCCATTGATAAGGCGGCGGGGGCGGAGCGCCCTACTGTCAGGATGACGGACCCGAGCAACCCGCGCGAAAGCGCCAAGGGGCATTGGCGAGAAGGTGGCACACACAGAACGGGAGCCCTGCCTGTCACCGCCCCCGCGACCGACGCCGCCAGGCAATGGAGCGGCTGGGGCACAGCCCTAAAGCCGGCGTGGGAACCCATCATCCTGGCGCGCAAGCCGCTGTCGGAGCGGACCGTGGCGGCGAACGTGCAGCGCTGGGGCACCGGCGGACTCAATATCGACGCCTGCCGGCTGCCGATGTCCGCTACGGATGCCAATCGCATTGAGTGCATGACCGGGTTTGGTCGGGATGGCTTTCCGCGTCGGCCCACCCCAACTTACCAGAGCAACCAGGAAGATAGCCTGATGCCGACTCGCGATAGCTCGGCCCACGAACGGGGCCGGTGGCCGGCGAACCTGTGCCTGGACGCTGAGGCGGCCGCCATGCTCGACCAGCAGACCGGGGAGCGGCCAAGCGGGGGCGATCCATTGCATCGGCATAGTGACAAGTTTCACAACGCCTATCGGAACTGGGTCGCCGACAGGCACTGCATCGTACGGCGCGGACCTTCCATCGGCGGGGCGTCGCGGTTCTTCTACGTCGCCAAGGCCAGCCGCACCGAACGCAACGCCGGCCTGGAGGGCGTGCCGGTGCGGGACTGGCATCCCGAGCTGGCCCCGCTGCCGCAGCGAAAGGATCGCCCCAACCGGCCGAATCAAAACACACACCCGACCGTCAAGCCCATCGCGCTCATGCGCTGGCTGGTCCGGCTGGTGACGCCGCCCGGCGGCACCGTCCTCGACCCGTTCATGGGCTCGGGCTCGACCGGCTGCGCGTGCGTGCAGGAAGGCTTCAACTTCGTCGGCATCGAGCAGGACCCCGACTACTGCCAGATCGCCCGCCGGCGCATCGCCCACTGGGCCAAAGCCGACATCGATCCGCTGCAGGAGGGGCAACCCGTTGAAGCGGGCGATGGCCTGACACAACTGAGCTTACTGGCCCAGGGGCCAGCAGTGACAAGTGACAAGTGACAAGTGGCATCTACTACAACGAGTGGGAGGCGTATCCGGCGCAGTGGCTCCGCAATCTGATGGAAGCGGGGCATCTGCCGCAGGGCGAGGTTGATGAGCGAGACATCCGAGAAATCAGGGCAGACGAGCTTGCCGGGTTTCGGCAATGTCACTTCTTCGCCGGCATCGGGGGCTGGCCCCTCGCCCTCGAATGGGCAGGCTGGCCAGAGGATGCCGAAGTCTGGACTGGGAGCTGTCCCTGTCAGCCGTTTTCATCGGCCGGTCGGCGGAAAGGGTTTGCTGACGAACGTCACCTATGGCCTGTTTGGCGATCCCTCATCGCCGAGTGCCGTCCTGCAACGATCTTTGGAGAGCAGGTTAGTAGCAAGGATGGCCGCGTATGGCTCGCCCGAGTTCGAACTGACCTGGAAGCGCTGGGCTATGCGGTCGGGGCCGCCGATCTGCCGGCTGCGGGCGTCGGCAGCCCGCACATGCGGCAGCGGCTTTGGTGGGTGGCCAACGCCCCGGGCAGTGATGCCCAACAACCTGCGAAGCGGCAAAATCAACCGGAAAGGTCGAATTGTTCGAGAAAGTGGGCAGGCCTTCGGCATGAATCTAGCCGACGTTACCAAACTGGCGGGCTGGGCCACACCACGGGCCGAAGAACGGATGCAGCAGAACAGCGGCGACAGCTACGCGGCAGTCAGCAAGCAGGCGGGCTGGACGACACCGCAGGCGAACGAGCCAGATGCGCCAGATCGACCGAGCCGAGCGGCAACGGGGCGCAAAACAGATTACCTGGGTCGGCAGGTGCATGGCGCGACTACGATTGGGTCTGGTGCGCGGACGGAGCCTACCGGCGCGTTGAACCCGGAACATTCCTGCTGGCTGATGGGGTTCCCGCCCGAGTGGGCAAGCTGCGCGCCTACGGCAACGCCATCGTCCCGCAAGTCGCGGCGGAGTTCATAGGGGCGTTCATGGAGAGCGCGGAGAACGGCAGGTGACAAGTGGCAACAGCAGAAAGGAGAGGAACGTGGCGAAGGGACGCAAGAGGAAGTATCAGAGGCGGCACGTGACGGTCGAACAGCCGTCAGAATGCCGGGCGTGCGGGTCGCTCGACCGCGAGATCCTGACGACGACCACGCTGCCGGACGGCGAGCACGTGATCGAGGGCAAGCTCTATCGCGGCGTCAAGCGGCAGTATGCCAGGTGCCTGGACTGCGGCCAGCGGCGGGTGATCTGGACCCCCATCGTGGCCCGCTCAGAGGCTGAGAAGGCCGCCGGGGCGGCTTCTGAGAAAATGTTCTAGCCAGTATAACTCTTTCGGTCAACGGGGCTTGAACCCTGGCGAAAGACGCATAGACTATAGTGCGTAACAAGCAAACGCCCGCCTCCCCGTAGGGAGGCGTGGCAAATGGACCAAAGGCGCGTTGGGCGGGCCGCCCCCTGTCCAACGCGCCTTTTGCTTGTACCAACAGGAGCCGCATGGTCTTTACCGTCACGAACGCAATCAGCGGCATCACGGTCGAGTCGGTTTCGACCGGCAACGATGCCGGCGACGCCCTTCTAACCGCCAAGACGGCGGACACCCTCGCATGGACCGCCGCCGGCGGCACCGAGGGCACGCCCGTCGAGATCGCCAACGGGGAAACGAAGGTCATCGCAGACGGGGACGATGCCACGATGTACGCCGTCGTCAGCCGCACCTCGGCTTCGGACCTGAGCGGCGAAGCGACCGTCACAATCGCGGGCTTTATGAGCACCCACGATCGGATCGTGGAGGTCGAAGCCGCCATCACCAAGGTGCACAAGTCGCAGGCGGACGGCTTCGGCGACGCCCGGGTGCAGCGCGCCACACTCTCGACGCTGCTCAAGGAACGGGCCGACCTCTACCGCCAGTATCTGGCCGAGACGGGCACGACAAGCGCTGCCGCAATCCCTGACTTCAGGAACCTGTGACGCAAGTGACAAGTGACAAGTGACAAGTGACAAGCGCAAGACAACGGCAAGGCGAGCATGAGTAGGAAAAAGAGCAAGGGCAAGAGCCGCCGGGGCGTCACAACCACCAGCATCCGGCCCTCGCCGAAGGCCGGCTATGACGCCGTGGTCGACAAGAAGAAGCGCACGCAGCCGGGCTCCAACACCAAGTCCGAAGATAGTTACCTGACCGCGACGCAGCGGCGCAAGATGTCGGCCATCACCCACGACCAGCTCCGCAACTTCTCCCTGGTCGGCTGGATGGTGCGCAAGCAGATCGACTACGTGAGCCGCTTCGGCTTCCAGGCGGACACGGGCGACACGGGCCTGGACGCGGAAGTGGAAGCCTTCATGGTCGAAGCACAATACGCGAGTGCCTTCGACGTGACGGGCCGGTTCAACCGCCAGAAGTTCGTCAGCGTCAACGAATGCCTCCGCATCCTCGACGGCGATATGTTCGGGCTCAAGATTGCCAGCGGCCACATGCAGGGCATCGAAGGGGACCGCGTGCGCAAGGCCCGGGACCTGCCTGAGCAGTGGCAGAAGCCCGACCTGAACTGGGCGCACGGCATCGTCCTGAACGCCTTCGGCAAGCCGAGCTACTACTGCATCTGCAAGCGGGACGGAAGCCAACTGAGATTCGACAAGATGGTGCGTGCGCACAACGTCATTCCGCTCAGCTACATCTGGCGCCATGACCAGTGGCGCGGCGTTAGCCCGCTGGCCAGTGCGGTCGCCCTGGCACAAGACACTTATGAAACCCTCGACTTCGCCGCGCTCAAGGTGAAGCTCCACACGCTCTTCGGCGCATGGGTCAAGACGAAGAACCCCGGCGGCCCCGACAACGTTGCCGGCATGCCGACCGTGGACGATGGCACTGCCGAGACGGAGACGGACGAAGGCACGACGCTCAGCAAGGAGTGGAAGCGCTTCAAACCCGGAGCACCCGCCATGTTCGAGCTGGCCGAAGACGAAGAGATGGGCGTCATCGAGTCGAGCACCCCGTCTTTCGAGTTCCAGGGCTTCACCGAGCTGGAAGTTCACATCATCCTGCTCGCCCTCGACATCCCGTTCACCTTCTGGGACTCGCGCAAGAGCAGTTACACGGCCCGGCTGGGCGACAACCAGCAATACATGATTTCGGCGGCTACAAAGCAAGAGGAACAGCGCTCGTGGCATCACCTCTGGACGCGCTGGCGCCTCGACCTGGCCATTAACCGCGACCGCCTGATCCGGCTGCCGCGCGGGATGGACCTGTCGGACATGAGGTGGCGCTGGGACGCCACGACGCCCTACCCCTGGACGGACATGCTCAAGGAGCGCAAGGCCGACATGATGGCCGTCCAGGCGGGCTTCAACTCGCCGCAACGCATCTGCCGGGCGCGCGGCGTCGATCACTTCGAAATCATCGACGAGATCGCGCGGGCGCGGGAATACGCCGAATCGAAGGGCGTAGTCCTGGACTTTGGGGCCGCCGAGCCGCCCGAGCAGGAACCGGATGAAGACGAGGACGAAGGAGAGGACTGATGACCTACACATGCGAATGTCTGGATTGCGGCCATGTGCTCGAAACCGAGCAACACTGCCGCGAGATCAAATGCCCCGAATGTGGAGGCGAAATGCGGCGCATCGAACGACCAGGCCCCGGTCAAAAGGATGGCCGCGCCGAAAGTCGCGAGGAACAAACAGCGCATCGAGCCGGCGCGAAGGGCCGGCTTATCACGGAGCTGGCGGCCCGCCCGTGGGCGATGAACCTGGCGCACCTGCGCCTGCTGGCCGAGCGCGCCCGGACATACGAATCCCCGCTTGACGCTGAAACGCTGTTGGCCCTGCAGGAGCCCCGGCCGGACGCCGCCGCCGGGTATGCCGTGGCGGAAGGCGTGGCGGTCATTCCCATCGTCGGGACGATCTTCAAGGAAATGCCGTGGATCTATGCCGTGTCCGACTGCGATGCCACAAGCACGCTGGAGGTCGAGGCGCAGCTCGCCGCCGCACTGGAAGACCCGGGCGTCAAGGCCATTCTTCTCTACGTAGACTCGCCAGGCGGCGTCATCGACGGCGTGCAGGAGCTGGCCGACGCCATCTATCAGGCGCGCGGACAGAAACCCATCCACGCATTCATCAGCGACATGGGCGCCTCGGCGGCCTACTGGATCGCCAGCCAGGCCGACACCGTGACGGCGAACCAGACGGCGGCGGTCGGCAGCATCGGCGTCTACATGGTGCTGGATGACATAAGCAAGATGTATCTCGACGCCGGCGTCCGCACCATCGTCCTGAAAAGCGGGCCGGACAAGGGCACGGGCGTCGAAGGAGCGCCGATCACCGACCAGCAACTGGAACCGCTGCTGGACGAGGTGCTGGGCCTGGCCGCGATGTTCCGGGCGGCCGTCCAGCGCGGGCGAGGGCTGAGTGCAGCCGCCGTGCAAGCAGCAGCGACCGGCCGGTGCTGGCTGGCGCCCGAAGCGGAGACGTTCGGGCTGATCGACAAGGTGCAAAACAAAGAGCAAGCGCTGGAGGCGGCGACGCCCAGGCGCACAGGCATGTTTGCCACAACTCTCAAGACGAAGGAGCAAGTCATGGCGCTCTGGCCATTCAAGAAGAAAGTCGAGGCGGAAGTGTCCGAGCAGCCCGCAAGCTCGCCGGACGATGAAGAGACTCAGGTGATCGAGAGCGAGCTGGTCGCCGACGAGCCCGCCCCGGAACCGGAAGCCCCGGCCGAAGGTCAGCCGGAGCCCGAGGAAGCGGAAGAGGCGAGCCTCGAGATCGAGGCGGAATCCACAGCCGATGAAGGCGTGGCAACCGTCGTCCTGACGCAGGACGCGCTCGGCATCGTCAAGCACTACAGCGATGCCGTCGGCAACGAGGCGGCGCTGGAAGCGATCACCGCCGGCATGTCGCTGCACGACGCCATGGCGCAGCGGATCGCCAGCCTGAGCGACGAGATCGAGCAGAAGAACGGCGAGATCGAACGGCTCAATCAGCGTATCGCCGCCGCTCAACTGGACGGCGAAGAGACGCCGGCCAGTGCGACCGAAGACCAGGGGCCGCCGAGCAAGCATCAGCAGAACCTCGGCCCGAACCTGGGGAAGGTCGCCGAGAGCATGAGACTCCCGGGACGGGAGTAACGTGTGAGGGGCGGACCCGCCGCCGCCAGCACTTCGGCGGGCAAGCAGTGGTCCGACAGCCGAAGGCGTTTGCCCATGACAGAACTTGACTCCAACGGAGGAAAGTGACATGGCGCACGCACGCCTGACACTGCTGGACATCGCAAAGATGAACAACTCGGACGAGGTGGCCGGCCTCATCGATGAGACGGTCGTGGCGCACCCGGAATGGACGACGGGCTTCGCCCGCACCATCAAGGGCATCAATTACAAGACGCTGGTGCGGACGGCGCTGCCGGCCGCCGGCTTCCGAGGCGCGAACGAAGGCATCGAAGTCACGAAGTCGACGTTGGAGAACCGGCTGGTCGAGGCGTTCCTGGTCGATGCGAGCTGGAACATGGACACGGGCGTGGCCGACCCCTACGAGGACGGCCCGGAAGCAACCTGTGCCCTGGAGGCCAGCGGGCATATGGAGAGCGCCATCATCTCGACCTGCAAGCAGTTCTACTACGGCACCGCCTCCGGCGCCACTGGCGCCGCGAAGGGCTACGCGGGGCTGATCGACAGCGTGGATTCCGGCATGGTCGTTGACGCCGGCGGCACCACGGGCGACACGGCCTCCAGCGTATGGGGCATCAAGTTCGGCCCCAAGGACGTGGCCTGGGTCTTCGGACGTGACGGCCAGTTCACCGAGAGCGAGATCGGCAAGCAACAGATCGAGATCGACAGCAAGATACTGTGGGCCTACGTGCAGCAGATCCAGGGCTACGTTGGCGTGCAGGTCGGCAACAAGTATGCCATCGGCCGCATCCGCGATCTCACAGCGGACTCCGGCAAGGGCCTGACGGATGACCTGATCTCGGATCTGCTGTCGCTGTTCCCGGTTGGCCAGAAGCCCGACGTGCTGGCGATGAACCGGCGCAGCCTGAAGCAACTCCAGCAAAGCCGCACGGCGACCAACCCGACGGGCGCCCCGGCCCCGTTCCCGCAGGATTCCTTCAACATCCCGATCATGCTGACCGACAGCATCATCAACACCGAGGCGCTCAGCTAAGGACACTGACCCGCAGGGGTCCCGGATCGTCGGGACCCCCGCGACAACCCCAAGTAAGGAGACGCAACCATGACCGGAGAAAGTGTAAGAGACGCTGCCCTGAAGGTGACAAAGGCCATGCCGACGGCTGATGCAGCGATCAGCACCGGCGCCATCGACGTGGGCGCTGTGGGCACCCGCGATGATTTCCTCGCGGGCTGTGAGCTGCTGATCTCGGCGCCAGCGCTCAACACAACGATGCTGCCGAACGCCGACACGGCCACCTATAAGGTGATGATGGACGACGACGTCGCACTCGGCAGCGCCCTGCCAGTCTATGGAAGCGACGTGCTCGTGCAGACGGGTGCGGGCGGCGCTGGCGCTGATGCGGTGACGAAGCGCGTGCGCCTGCCCAGCGACGTCGAGCGTTACGTCTTCGTGACCGCCACGCTGGCCGGCGGCACAGGCGACGCCTCGGCCACGACGCTGACCGTGGAACTGCTCGTCTAACCCCCCTCTCCCCGGACCTGACCTGCCCGGCGGGCGCTCCCTACCGCCGGGCGGGCCGGGTCAAATAGGGATTGGCATGCCGCACGACTGGAACGACCTCTACGAAGACGTGCTCGACACACACGGGGAGCCCGTCACTTACACGCCGCCGACGGGCGATCCGGTGTCGGTGACGGAAGCGGGATGGATCCCGACGCCGCCGGAGCTGGAAGAGGCGACCGACGGGCTGGCGCGGGTGCGGACGGCGCGGTGCGTCATCAAGATCGGCGAAGTGGCGGCGCCCGCACGCGGGGGGAAAGTGACACGAGACAGTGAGGAATGGGCGATCGAGCGCGTGCTGAAACGCGGCACGGCCGCCCATGAGCTTTACCTGAAGCGGACGGAATCGATCGAGAAGAGCCGCGAAGGCCACAGGATGAGGCGCTGACGCATGAAGGTATGGAAACCGGATTTGGAGCCGTGCCAGGGCCTTACCGTTGAGCAACTGGAGGCATGGGACGACCTCGTGATGCACGTCAATGGCTACATGCAGGAATTACCCCAGGAGGCTCAGGCCCACGTTGACAGGAAACTGGTCGTGGTGCGATGCAAGATACTGGACGCGCTGGCCGGATTCCAACGCAAGCAGCGCGCGGATAGAGACGAGGAGTGAACTTGAGAACGGCATTCAACAGGCCCGCCCGTCGGCGGGTAAAGATGCCCAGGATCAACAGGATGACGGCAAAGGCACGAAGGACGGCAATTGGGCTGTGCTCGTATCCTGCCCATCCTGTCTATCCCTGTGAGGAGTTGTAACGTTGACGACGAACGCCTACATCGGGCCGTGGGTCTGGGAGACTCACACTGACGACGGGCCGCATTGGCGTCCCCCTAAAGGGACCGTGGGCAGCATCGACCTACGGCCGTGGGATGCCTGCGCCACACCCGTTGTACCTTCCGGGTATGGTCTATTCGTCACGGACCGCACGCTCGACAGTCCTTACTACCTGCTCGCATCTGATCTGGACGAGAGCCTGAAGCCCGCCGCGAAATCGGCGCTTGTGGACGCGCTCGGCCTGCCGAAGCTCAGCGCAAGCACCTTCCGCAATGGCATCATCGAGATTGGCTTGCAACGTTCCGACCCCGACCAGGGCCGCATGACCGGGCCCCTTGTGCCCCGTCATGATCGGATGTGGGATGACATTCTGCATCCGTGGGGCCGCATCTACGAGCACCGTTTCAGTGGCACAGGGGACGTGGGCTGGCCGACGCTCCAGGCGCGGCTTCAGCGAGACTATCGCCAACAGCATGACTTCTGCCATCTGGCAGCGGGCAAGGCCAATGCCGCAAGTGAGCTTCAGCCGCCCGATGCCAAGACGGACGCCGTGGGCTACATGGTCTGGCGGCAGGTGACTGCGCTCAAGGCTGCAAGCGTCCTGGACTGGGGAACCGCGCGGGCGAAGGTGAGCGCTGACTATCTCGCCCTCTACCTCAAGAAACTGAAGTACGACTCAGACAAGCTGGGCGTCGATCCCCGCCTGCTGGTGCCCGCCGACCTGCCCTATGAAGGGACGAAGCGGCGCGACACCGAGTATTCCGATGACTTCAACCGAGCCGCACTGGGCGTAAATTGGACGGCGGTTGATGGCGAGTGGGGCATCGTGGCGAACACGGAAATTGGCCGCACATCCTGGGGAACTTTTCCGACCGTAGCCCGATACGAGCAAGACCTTTCGTCGGATGACCACGAGAGTGAAATAACGGATACGTTCGGAGTAAACAATACCTTTATGACCCCGGCCGTCCGGTTTGCGGCTGACGCCAAGACGCTCTATTACGCGATGCGCCGCAGCAACGTAACCACGGGAGACAGAATCAACAAGGTAATAACGGGCACGGACACGATGCTGTGGTCTCAAGCGGCTGTCGCAACTGAACCATTAGAGCAGTATCTAAGTGTAGTTGGGGCAACCCTCACGATGAAGGTCGATGGTGTAGTTGTCCATGAGCTGGTAGATAATACGCTCTCAGGCCAGACCCGCTGTGGAGCGGCTGCGCATTCCAGCGACGAATCTCATGGCGATGACTGGCGATGCGCGGACCTGGGCGCAGCGCCGGCGGGGGCGGCCAGGCGGCTGGTGGGCGGGGGTCTCGCGCATAGTTCACCACTTCTCGGAGGACTGGTCTGATGCCTTATCTCGGAGACATTGCAGAGGATGCGGTCCTCTACTTCACCTGGGATACCAATGACGGCGACGGCGAGTCGATCACCCGCGCCACGGACGGGACCATCAGCGTCTACAAGGATGACGGGGACACGCAGTCAACCGCCGGCATCACCGATACCGAGGACTTCGACAGCCTGACCGGCGTCCATATGTGCAAGATCGACACGAGCGCCGATGCCTTCTATGCCACAGGGCACGACTACTCCGTGGTCCTGAGCGCGGCCACCATCGACGGGCAGACCGTCAACGCGACGCTGGCGCACTTCAGCATTCAGAACCGCTACATGCGCGGCACGGACAGCGCCGGCGTGAACGCGGCCTGCGATACCGCTCTGACAGACTACGACCCGCCCACAAAAGCTGAACTGGATACCGCCGTCGAACTGATACAGGGGCCGGATTATGAAGATATCACGCAGGTGATCTTGGACGTCGGCAACGTGAAGGATGTGGTCGATGCCATCCTCGCAGACACAGGCACGGACGGGGTGTGCCTGGCCGACGATGCCATCACTGCCGGTAAGTATGACGAGAGCACGGCCTTCCCCGTGAAGTCAGCCGACACCGGAGCAACGCAGATCGCCCGCGTGGGCGCGGACGGCGATACGCTGGAAGACCTGAGCGACCAGATCGACGGACTGGTGACGCAGGCCACCTTCCTCGTCAACGTGGCCGAGGGCGACAAGGTGGTGGCGGCCGGCGATCCCTACACGCTGACCGTCAAAGAGAAGGACACAGAGAACGTTTTGGTCGGGCCGCAGTCCCTCTACACCGTCGGCGGCGATCCCGTCACGGCCGTGACTGACATCGTTGGTATGGAACTGGGGACGCCATTGTGAGCACAACAATCGTAGGTCATCTGCTCAGGTCCATCGGCGGCGCGACCGCAGAAGGCGAAGAGGCGCCCAACGCCCCGAGCCTGAGCATCGCCAACGACGGCACGGGCACCAGCGTTACGGCGACCGTGGCCGGTGACGATGGCGTTACCAACACCCTCTATTACCGCGACATGGACGACGCCGCATGGACCGAAGGCAATCATCGAACCGGCGACGGCACGATCGCCCAGGACGGGCTCATCGCCGACACGTGGTACTGGTTCATGGCCGTCTCAACCCTGGCCGGCGAGGACTCGCTGTCGAGCATCCCCCGGGGCTGCTACGTGACGGCCAGCGAGGACGACACGCAGAACATCTTCTGGGGACCACTGGAAAACCTGCGCGACCTGGTGGCCCGGAGCAACACGTGGCAGACGTGGATCGGCGCCGAAGGCACGGAATCGGAACGGATCGCCATCGCCAAGACGCACATCCACATCCCTCGGATCCACGTGGCGGCCGGCAGCGACCCGAACGCGGCGGCGAAGGCGGCCCGCCCTTTCGCCATCATCGACATGGGGGAAGATTGGAGCGAAACCAACACGGCCAGCGGCGACAGCTACCTGCCCGGCGGCAACTTGTTTCTCTCTTTCGAGGCTGACGCGGTTGGCGACACCGCAGAGGCGGCACACAAGTCGTTCATGGTCAACGCGGGCAACGTGATTCGGGACATGGAGACGGGCCAGGGCGAGGGCCGCTTCATCATGGCGTCGGCACAGCTCATAGACGGCCCCCATCCGCCGGGCGAAGAAGAGTCGATCGGCGAAGGCGCCTTCTACTTCGCAGTCTACCAGATCGAGCGCGGAATCTAACTCACAGGAGGGACGCAGATGGCCAGATACACAGTCGGAGCAGTGAAGATCGGCGCAACCACCATCCAGCAGATCACGGACTCCCGCATCGGCCTGGGCATTCAGGCGGCCCTGGCGCGGGGCTCGGGCGCGGTCGAAAACACGTTCGAGGCCATCGAATCGTTCGACCCGCGCGTGACGTTCACCACGCAAGCCGTCGCCGCCGCGCTAAGCGCCATCGGCTGCGAATGGATCAACCTGGCGGAGAGCAACGCCATCGTCTACTTCCGCCAGTATGCCCCGGGCGGCACGCGCACGGCCGCCGGCTGCATCAAGGTGACGTTCAGCAAGGGCATCCTGGTGTTTCGGCGGATCAATGCGCCGCACGGCTCGCCCGCCACCTTCACGGCAGAGGTTGTCGCCGCCTCGACGGACGGCACAACCGACCCGTGGACCTATGACACGGGCCAGACGCACCCGGACGACGTGGCCGACGAACTCTGGACGGTCAGTGGCTCGCTCGGGATCCAGAATTGGAGCATCGACTCGGGCATCGACGTGGTGCAGGTGCGCGGCGACGGGCTGCCCTACCCCACGGACTGCGGCGTGAACCGCCAGCAGCCGACGTGCGACGTCGAGTATCAGCAGCTCGCCACGCTGGGCAGCCACGCCATCAGCGCCGTCACGCTCCAAGACTATGCGCAAGGCGCCAAGCGCGGCACGTCGAGCAAGACGTTCACCTTCAACGAGAAGCTGAGCTGGTGCGAGGAACTGGGCAGCGGCGAAGGCCAGGCCACGGCCCGCACGCGCATCCACATCGGCTATGACGGCACCAATGCCCCCATCCTCGTGAGCTAAACGTAGGGGCACGGCGCGCCGTGCCCAAAAGGAGACCAAGTGGCTGGATTTTTCTACTACATGCCGGGCGAACGGACCCTCTACCACGAGACGCTGGCGAAAGCCGGCATCGGCTACGCCTTCGGCGACGCGCACGAGCCGAAAGCCATAGTGGGCGGGGTCGGCACGGGGCCGGACGGCGCGGGCGGCATCATCCTTGCCCGCAACGACGTCGGCATCGACCCGGCAACGGTCGGCTACTATCCCGAAGGGCAGACGTGGCAGAAGGTGGCCGGCGGCCAGCACTGGATCGGCCTCGCAACCGGGGCGCAGTACGGCGGCCTGCCCGGCCCCGGGGACCTGGAAGCCAACGAGATGCTGGCCGGGCACTTCATCCGGCTCGGCGACGGCAACGACTGGCTGATCCCCGTGGCCCGGCACTTCGCCACGGGCGGCTCCCCGCCCAGCGCCATCACGCTCGGCCCGAACGGCGAGCTGGTGATGGAACCGCTGCAGCG